CCCCAGCTCCCGTCTTGAAGCCGATTGAAAGGTTGGCGTTGCCGGGTGAGAGGGTTGGCGCATAAAGCGCACCAGCGCCTGTCTTGAAGCCAATCGAGAGATTGGCATTACCGGGGCTCAAGGTGGGGGAATAAAGAGCACCAGCGCCAGACTTGAAGCCGACACTCAGGTTCTGTGCAAAGTTTCGACTGCGCAGAGATAGCGTTATGCCAGCATAAGCAGACGAGGTGATGGTGGCCGTAGAGTTGCCAGAAGCACCAGCTGTTGCTTTTAGGCCATCAATGATAACAAGACCGCCGCCACTAGCAGTCGCCACGGTCTGATCATGGCGTTCGCTTATGCTTGTAAGATTGGCATTTGTAGCAGCGCCCGTTGTCGCCGTTGAGGCGGAGTCTAGATCAAGTGCAACGCCGTGAACAACCATCGCCTCGTTTGTCGAGGTTGTGATCCCCGTCATTGTTAGGGTCGTTGAGGCGACAGCATTATACCCAACCGCCGTGACGCCGTCGAACGGGGTTGTGGTATTGACGTTCGTGTAGGCAAGGATAATGGCGGCAGTGATGTCGCCACTATCTGGGACGGTCTCTAGGACCTCGGAGCCGTCAACGAAGCGATAAAAGATCTGAAGACGGACACCACCAGCCGCCCCGGCTGTGCCTCGGAAGGGGCTGCCGCTTGGAGTGATTTCAGTCCAGGAGTTATTTGTGGGGGCGGCAATGGCTTGGTTGGCCGAATGCACAAACAGGAGGAGTAGGTCATCGGTCGAGATGCCCGCAGGCATGCCCGGGCTTACAGTTCCGATGCCGCTTGCAAATGTGCCCTTTGCTACAAATGACGGCGACGCCACGGGCCCCCTCCTTTAAATCTCCCAGGAGACCACAAATTCGTTGGCGAGCGGCGCGTCTTCGTCCTGATCTGCTAGACCAACCCACCACTGTCCATTGATGTAGTGAGCGATGATCTCTGATCCGTTCGTCAGGGTCACTCTGACGTTTTGGCCCTCTCCGGGGACGAACTCTGGATAGGCGGGCACATTAGGTTCCTATGGCAAAGATGCCGGAAGCGTTGAAGACCGCCGTGATGTTGCCGCCGTTCGGGGTCAGGGACAAGCCGTCGATGAAGCAGATCAGTGGAGATGTGCTTGAAACGCCAGTGTCTTTGTAAATGATCACCGCCTCAATGCTGTTGCCGCTAACGCCCGTAAAGACCTCGTCTGCGGCATCGAACACACCGCCAGTCGTGGTCTTAGAATCGAGCGTACCGGGCGTGCCAACCACCCCAGTGACGTCGTTGTAGAAGTCATGGGCAGAGGAGTAGGTGTAGGTGCCGGTATCGATCAGCGCGATCTTGATGGTATCAACCAACAGATCGATGTCGCCATCGAGAATGGCCTTGAGGCCGGAAGGATAAAATGCAGCTGCCATCGTGGATGCGTCCTATTGCTCTATCGGCCTCTTGTCGCGTTCTTTAAATGTATCGCTCTTGACTCGAAGCGCGCCATATATGGCCAAGCCCGCAAGGGAATCTTGGTAGCTCTTTTCATAGGCCATGATGACATTGTCGTCCTGGCGCATATAGATCGCAGCCTCGACCATTGAGGCATAGAAGAGAGCCCTACCGGCATTATCACCGATCCAGGTGGTGCCTGCGGTCACAATGCTTTCGGGGATCCGAGCATAGCACAATTCACATGAATATCCAGAGTTGGGTGTTGGACCCATAATTATGGAGTTCTCATCGAACTGTGCGTAGTAGATCGGGGCCGCAGCTGTATGGCCGGTTGGGTAAGCCTCGGCGATCCAATCCACCTGCTTGGGCAGCAGCATGCGTCCATTGACGCTAAAATAATGGGCGTACTGGAAACCATCCGGCGTTGAGAGGAACTTGTTCGACGCAGTGACAGTTGTGGTGTCGGTTTGCTTAAAGGCCGGGAGGTCGATATCTCGAAAGATTCGATTCTCAGCCCTCTGCACAAACTCCGGGATAGCCGCGACAAAGTCGGCTTCCTCATACTCAGCTGTGCCCTGGATCTCGGCGACTAGGCTAGCGTAGTTCATGGTGTCAGCACCTGCACTGCCCCGACCCTAGCGCGCGCCTGCGCGCCTAGGACCGGATTAAATCCGAAGAGGGACCTCTCCTCAACAATTGAAGGCTCTGGAACTGCATCGACAACATTCTCCCGGTCAGCGACCGGTCGAGAGCCAACCCAGTTTTGGGGGTGGTCTTCGTCGTAGCATTCGCTGCAGATTTGGTTAGAGAGGTCTTTCCCCCTGACCACCTCGGATCGGAGGCTGCCATGCTCAACGCGCCGACCGCATCGGTCGCATATCCCTGGTTGGCCATTCCTGGCATGGTAGAGGCCCATTAGCCCCTCCCAAAGATATAGAAGGGCTCCCTGCCGCGATCTTCACTCATCGCAAGGCCTAAGAGCTCTTCATACTCTTGCTTTAGGATGGTGTCCTTGTTCGGGTCATACCCGCTGCGCTTCTTCCTGTAGAGCTTCAGCGCAAGCCCAGCGGCCAGGGCAGAGCCAAAGCGATACGGAACGTCAAGTGTTTTATCTGGCGTGCCAGCGTCCTGAAGGCGGCGCAAGCGCCAACAGATAAGAGTGCAATCATCGTTGTTGGGTACTGGCCAGAGATTAACTCGAGGGGTGAGAAGTCGCTCAACATAGATTTGATTTGGGCGTGACTGCTGTCGAGTTTTATCGGAGATTGCTGCCCATGACCCGACGCCGATTCGCTCAATTCGGTAGTCATTAGACCCAATCCTTATGACATAATCAATAACATCGACCGTGTCGGTCGGGAGGTCATATTGCCCATCACCAGCAGTGAGCGCAATCGAGATTTCATCCACTGCCCAGAGGTTTAGGCCAAGGTTGACCCATTCCATCATCAGGAAGTTTAGGGAGCGGGCAGCTGTCCTATACTCATACCCAGAGCGTCCTTCATAGCCAGCCCGATCAAAGGCTTCTTCTATGTAGGTTGCGACATCTGGATCGAATGAGGTTGTGCCCGAGGTGGCCATTAGCGTCTAGGCCGTTTGTTGAGAGCTATGCGCCCCTTAACTTCCCCATCGGCAATAGCTGAACCAACAGCGAGAGCACCGGTCAGGATCGGACGCCTGCGCCGGAAGCGATCAACTCGATCCTGTATGGTTTCGCCTTCGACAGGCTCAATTGGGATCACGCGCCGGTTTTCAACCGAGACTTCGTCATCGGCAGGCCGAGGGCGGCTGAGATTGATGCCGCCGATACCTTGTTCAGGCCGGGGCTCATCCTGGAACCGGACGCCACTGTCTTGCTTCGGGCCACGACGGGGCTTTGTTTTGCCACCCCTCCCAGGGGTTACTGCTCTGCCAGTGTTTCTAGAGATATCGCCCATTAGCCAATCTTCCCACCATTCTTGCGGGGCCGAGGCGGGGGCATAGCGCCCATACGACCACGCATCGGGCCTGGGCCCATCGGAGTTGGCATCGGGCCACCAGCCGGAAGCGGGGTCGGCATCGGACCAGCTTGATTGAGGGGCATTGGGGCGGGTGCCGGGCTAACAGGACCGGGCTGAATTGCTGGCCCAGCCGGGAGGGTCATGGGTGGCATGCTCCCTGTTGGGGGCATCGCTGGCCGCGTGTTGGGGGTCATCACGGGCCCACCAATAGCGCGCTTAATAGTCGGTCGGGAGGCGGCTTTGCCGCCCCCCTTCCCGCCTCGTTGCGCTCCGCCCCTATACCGAGAGCAATCGCCCATCTTAGCCTCGCGTATTCAGGAAACCTGCAACAACCGGATCTGCCGAAACGGAATCAGCAAGGTTCAAGCGGGCAATGATCTTGTCACGCCACATTTGCACCGTATTGGTCTTGTAGAGCTTCGGGGCATGATAAATGACATACTCAAGAGCTCGCTCGAGAACCTCATTGCCGACCGAAGCCACCAGAACTTTGCCTTGGACAGCACCGGCAGTCTTGTTAATACCAGCCTTTACGGCCTTCTCCAGGAGCTGGTCTACGCGGAACATGTAGATCAGGCTGCGCGTGCCACCAGGAGCGAAGTGGATTGCGGCCCCTACCAGAGCAGTCGCGGCCCAGCCAACTTGGTCAACGATGATGGCAGCAAGCTGATTGCCCCACTGCCACTCAATTCGACCGTCAATAGCGCCTGGGGCCGCTGCGTTAGCAGCGGTGGCGATCACAAGCACAAGAGTGAAGAGCGCTAGGACCATCAGCCACTTGCTGGCCAGCATCATCTTGTCACTGAACGCAGTGAACATCGACTTCTCGTTAAACATCTTTCTTCACTCCAGAAAACAGGGCCTCAATAGCCGCAATTTGGTTTGTGAACTGGGCTTTCAGTTCAATCTCGAAGGTCGCAATAGCCTCAACAGCTTCAGCGTGGGCAGCCTTTGCCCGAGCTTCTTCATCGATCAACTCAGCCATGTGCCGGTTGAGGCTATCAAAGATGCTCTCGCGAGCATCGACAAGTCGCACACCATCGCGCGGTATGGACCTCGCCGGAATATTGTCCTGCGTCACAGGCTCATCCTCTCCGAGGAATTTGGAGAGGAAATCTAGGTTCTTTTTCATTAATAGCTCCTTGGGGTTGCCTTGATCGTTATACACGACCTTAACCGTACTGGCAAACGTCCAATCGGAATGATCCTGCGGAGCCAGCAGTCAGGTTTAAGCGGACCATGGTGCATGGTGCCGCCAGGGCACCGACGTCAAAAGTTGCCGTCTTGCCAGTTGCTGAAGCGTGGTCTAGCCAAGTGCGGGACGCTGCTGCGACTTGAGGATTGTCGTAGGAGTATTGAAGCTTGGCGGTCGCCCCGTCCACAACCTCGACCATGACTGCCCCCACTGAAAAGTGGGAGCAGCTGGTGTCGAGAATGATCGGATCCGAAACGTCGCCGTTCGAGCCTATGGTCGCTGTGGCTGATGCGGTCCTCATATTGAGCTCCTAGCTTGCTAGGATACCAATGAAGGTCAGGCGGAGCGTGACGCCGGTAGCGCCAGGGTCTGCCGAGACAACAACCTCAACTTCATCCGCAGTCGTTGTTGCAACTTGCACACCGCCAGTGATGTCGCCGAGAGCGCGGACGCCGTTACAGCCGACGATGCCCTTAAAGCCCGTTGACGTCAGGTCGTTGGTGACAATGCCGTCGCAATAGGAGTCGGTGTCTGCGTCATCGCCCACATCGACCAGCGAGCAGGCGTTGGTGGCAGCGACCGTGCAGTGGATCAACATTGCAATCGGGAGGAAGTTTGCGGGCATGCCGATGGCAGACTCTTTGCCCGTTGTCGCGCCGTTGGCGACCGTGACGGTCGCTTGGTAGGTGCGCAGGCGGGCGCTATTGCCGGTCAAGTCATCGAAGCGGTAGTTGTTGGCTTCCATATAGCCGCCAGAAGCAGCCTCAAAGGCTGCGGCAGCCAGAGTGTTGTTGGTAGTAGAGGTAGGCATAGGATTCTCCAGCGATAAGGGAACAGAGGGGGGCCTAAGCCCCCCTCATTTATTACGAACCGCCCGGCGAACCGTACATGCCAAGCGGATCCCCGACGTTAAACGAATAACGTTCGCGACCCTTGTACTTGACGTTGCCCGTTTCGAAGTCGCCTTCCATCGCGGTCTTCAGCTTGACGCGTTGGAACATCTTGAAGCCGTTCTGGACGTCAGTCTTCAGGAACCAAGCATTCGTGTCGGTCAGGTAGTTGTTCACCACCCAGCCACCCGGGATGCGGCCCGTGGACTTGATCGCGTTCAGATCGTTGTTCATCGAGTCAGGACGTTGCTCTGACTTGAGAATACGCTCTGCCGTGAACTCGAGGTTCGCCGGAACGATCAGGCGCGTCGGGCGGGCATTCATGAGAAGGCCCTGGTCATCCGTCCAGGAGGCCATTGCGATGATCGCAGCCTCGAGGGAGGTTTCGTTAAGGTCAGCGCCCGTGGTCGGGCGGTTGGCGTTAACACCGCCATTGACCAGACCGTGGTCCGTATCAAAGATGTATTGACCGTCAGCGTGCGTCTCGACAGTGAAGCCAAGGTTCAGCAAGGCCATAGCCTTGATTTGCTTGGTTTCGGCGAACGAGCGGGCGAGAGCCTTAGCACCACGTTGACCGAGCGGCTGATAGAGGTTGTCCTCCATCGCTTCTTCGGTGAACATGAAGCCCAACTTAACCGTTTCGTGCTGCCAGCGAACCGTGTAGGATTCCTGCATCGCGCCGTAGGGGACGCCGTGGCCTTCATCCGTCACCTGCGCCAGACAAAGACCCGTGTTCTTCAGCTCTTCTTCAAAAGAGCGGTCAGACGTTTCGATGTCGTAGATCTGAGCATGCTGCTCCGCGTAGCGCTTGTAGTCCATGCCGAAAACGGCATTGAGTCCAGGCTCCAGTTGGCGGAGGATTTGTGCGCGTGAAGTAGTACTCATTTGTCAATTCCCCCTTAGGAAGCCGCGATGCCGGTGAGGCTCGTGTGGAAATGGTTGTTGATTCGAACAAACACTTCCGTGTAGGCGTCACCAACGCTCGAGCGACCGTCGTTGGCGAAACCAACAATACGGAGCGGCAGGGTCGTGGTGTTGGCCACCGAGCTTGCATCGAACGCCAGACCAGAGTTACCACTGAACGTGGAGCCCAGGGCCGTTTGGATCATCGAGCCGTTGCAGCCAAAGGTCAGAGCACCCAGCGTGTCATCCGCTTGGCAGCGGAACACAGCGAAAGGATCATCTACAACGAAGCCGTAGACATCGGCAGCGTTGATAGCGCCCGGGTAGTACTGACGCTGGAGCCATTTCTGGCTCGTCGGATCAGTGTACTCGCAACCAATGAACACGCCGTTGAAGGTGCCAGACGAGGTAACAGTCGTCGTGGTGACGGTCGTGTTGCAGCGGCGAAGGTGACCTCGACCGGTGGACGAGGCGATGAGCTGAGTCACGTCACCGTTGAAAATGGGGGTGGTTTCGTTCGCGAAGATCTTGATCTTCGAAAACGCACCATTGTAACCCGCATTGCCGAGGCGGTTGACGGGCTTAAACCCATACGGTGCAAGAGTGGTAGCCATATTATTCTCCGAATAAGGGGCCTAGGCTACTTTCGTCTGCCTCCCCCAAAGGAACGTGAACTGCTCTGGTTTAGAAATTTGATGGGACCTTCGCCCTCTTCTTGGGCAAGCCTTTGATTAACCGCGTTAATCTGTCCCTTGGCGATGTTGTCGAAGTAGGCGTTACGAGACTTCGCCATCTTGTCGGTCATTCGGCAAAGAACCAAACCACCAAACTCGATGAGGTCTCGCCCACGGTCTTCACCGGCAAGCTGGGACACAATTTCAGGGTAATCGCTCGCCGCACAGGGACGCCAATTCTCTTGCATGGCCCGCGCCATGTTCACCTTGTCCAGCTCGCCTCTCGAAGAGGCGCGGATCCAGCGGTGTTTCCAGCCGGGACGCTGGGGCGGGTCTGGTAGAACACCGGCAGGACGCCAAGTTTCCTCGGCAAGCTCTGCGTCGCGGGTCTCCATCTCTCTGGTAATGCGCGGATCACTTTCGTCATCCGAACCAGATTGAGATTGTTTTACATTAGTTTTCTTGACGTTGTCAAGTGCCTTTGCAATTTTGAGCATTTGCTCGCCGGGTGTCTCTTTGTTCGGCAACGCGAAGTCATCACCCTCAAGATCATCATTACTCATCGTCTTTCCCCATTCTGTTAACTTCTGCAATATACTGTTGAGGTGTGATGCCCATTCGGCGGCACATTGCTCTTTGGCTTTCAGTTAGCTGATAGATCTTCTTCCCGCCCTTCACGACGGTCTTAATGAGACCGCCGCCGCCAGCAGCCTTAGGGGCTGCCTTGCGCGGTGCTGGGACTTCGATTTCCTCTCCAGAGTCGGTGTCTTCGAACTTGTCTGGAAACAGCTCTTTGATTCGATTGGTTAATTTGTTGTAATACTCTGGACTGTCGAGAACGACACCAGCTTTCGCCAGCTTTCCATGTGTCGCGTATGCGACGGCAGTCATTTCCTCATCAATGCCAAACCAAGACTTGTTCTGCTCAGCCCATTTGCGCCGGGTCTCAGGCCAATTCTTGGGGTCAGCCGGATCGGCAGTGTGTGTAGGCTGCGCCTCGGCGTTTCGCTTGATGGTCTCTTCGGCCTCTTTGGTTTGCCGAATGTTGTCGCGGGCCTCACTGATTTTTTCCGTCAATTCAGCAACTTCTTTGCCGTTGCCCTCATCGACAGCCTGGGCGAGTTTGGCCTTCAAGTCAGCCAGCTCTGCTGTGTACTTGTCCTTGTGAACCGCCACAGCGCCATTGGCGACAGTGGTTAGCTGCTTGCGCAGCGTTTCGGCTTCAGACAGCTTCACTCGAGCAAATGTGGCTGCCTCATCACGCTCGCGCGCGATAGCTTCCTTGGCCCGACGTTCGTCATGGAACTTCTTGGTCAGCTGCCGGATGCGCTTTTGGCCATCCTTGCTGTAGAGGCGAAGCTCTTCGTCATCGGGCAGATCATCATCATCATCGGATGCATCTTCTGGGGCCCGGTCTTTACCCTTGTCCTCATCAGGAGTGTCATCCTCAAATTCGATCTCCAGATCGTCATCGAGTTCTTCGTCAAGATCAACCATACTCATCTTTACACTCTCCCGATAACGCTAGGATCCGGCACAACCGCTTCAACGGTGTCATCATTGATGAGCCGGAACTCTTTTCCATGGATGATGATTCGCGTCCCGCTATAGGGGCGCACGACAATGAAGTCTCCAACCTTGCAGTTGGGGCCTCCAGGGAACTTTCGCTCATCTTTGTAAGCCGCTGGACCCAACTTAACGACCAGGGCGACGGGAGACGCCGATTCCTCGCGCTCCACATATTCTTCGGCAAGAAGGATGCCACCTTTTGTGGTGGTGGCGAATGAGGGCATGGCGATAAGAACCTTCCAGCCCTTTGGCTCTGGGATATTGCCAGCAGCCTCAACCTCGGCGAGCGAAGCAAACATCGCTTCTGCAGAGGGCAGTAGTTTGTCACTAATCATAAAGAGTCGCTTTCTTCTAGAAATGAGGCAACTTCTGTGTCCATCGTCTGGACGCAGTAGTCGAGTGCATTGATGTAACCTTGGCTGTATCTAACTGCGTCAATATCTAGGTTAGGATTTGTTAGCAGATTTTCTGCGTGTTCCCTTCGAAGCGCTTGCAGCGCTTCCTTTAACCGCTGCATTGAGTTGAGCAGTCTGTTTTCTTTCATTTCGATCCTCGGCTTGATTGAGTGCGTTTATAGCGGCCTTAATTCCTTCGATGGTCTCTTTTGATTCTCTGCTTGCTTCCTTTTCTTTGATGTCGGCTTGAGCTTTGATCGCATTTACATGCGCCTCCAACCGGCGAATTGCCATGTCTTCGAGCGCGATCATTCCCTCAAGTTGTTCTTTTCTGCGAAGAATCTCATTCTTCTCTTGACCAATAGCAGCATTCATTTGAATTTGCAGCTGTTTATTGGAAGCTTCCATTTCAGCAACAGCTTGCTTGCGCATCTCTAACTGAAGTAATGGATCTTGCTGGGCCTGCTGTGCCTGTTGCGCAGCAACTTGGTTCTTCGAACGGTTCAGCACTCGACCAGCAGCCTCGGCGATAAAGCCAGAGATCGCATTCTCGTGCTCGGGGGCAAGCTCTTGGCCAGGGGCTGGGAGCGGGAAGCCCAGTTCCTCTTGCATTTGCGCCCGGTAGGCATAGGCGATGTGCTCTTGGATGTGAGCGGCCATGGCCGATTGGATTGCAGCAGCGTTCGGGTTTTGTCCCACCGTTTGCTGCATGAGCGGGTCTTGCGCCGCAGCCATGTGGACGGCGATATGTGACATATGATCTTGATTGAGAAAGGCTTTTACCGGCCTCATCATCAAGATGTTCATGTTTTCGGTGACCGGATCCAACGCAACAAAGTCATCGGCCAGCGGCACGATTTTCTCTGGTGTCGGCACGTCCATTGTCTCCACGATCTGGCGGTGGAGGTGCGCCATGTCATAGAGGTGGGGTTGCTTGGAGGCTATCTGCTCAACAG